TCGAATATACTTGATTTAAGAGATATTTAATATTTCATTATTTAAATTATTATTTATAAATTTTATAAAAATTTTTTAAAAAATTATATTTTTTAATAAATTTTTAATTTTTATTTTTATTTTTTTTTTTTTTTTTTTTTAAATCTATTTGAATTGGTGTTTGATTTTCATTTGAAAAGAAATTATCATCTTTTTTAAAAAAAATTCCACATTTTCTAAAAGTTATTTTTGACTGTCTTGAAAAACAAGAAATATAAAATGATTTTAAAGCATTTACCATAATATTATTATAATTTTTTTTTTTTTTTAACAAATTTTAAACATTAATGGTTATGATTTTTAATAAAATACTTAAAAATATTTTAAATATTTTATATATAGATTTTATTTTTTTTAAATGAATGAACAAAAAAAAAAGAAAAAAAAAATAATTTGTGGAAATTGTGGAAAATATGGTCATACATATAAAACATGTACATCACCAGTCATGAGTCTTGGAATAATTGCCTTTAGGAGAATGAACGATAATACCGAATTTCTACTTATAAGAAGAAAAGATACATTAGGATATATTGAATTTTTAAGAGGGAAATATGGTATAAATGATAAAAAATATATTACTAATTTATTTAGTGAAATGACTAAACAGGAAATTTATAAATTAAAAAATTGGACATTTGATGATATATGGAAAAATTTATGGATGGATCAAAATTCTAAACAATATAAAAAAGAATATGAGAAATCAAAGGAAAGATTTAATTTTGTTATGAATTGTGATAAAATAAATATTAAGCAAATTATATCTCAAATCGGAATATTTTGGGAAGAACCAGAATGGGGATTTCCAAAAGGTAGAAGAAATATTAGAGAAAACGATTTAGATTGTGCGATTAGAGAATTTCATGAAGAAACTGGTATTACAATTGATGATATATCTATATTATCTAATTTAGATCCAATTGAAGAAATATTTTATGGTTCGAATAATGTAAAATATAAACATATTTATTTTTTGGCATATTCTAATATGATTAAAAATCCAATCATTAATCAAGATGATATACGTCAAGTTTCGGAAGTAAGTAAAATATCTTGGCTTAGTTATGAAGAAGCAAAAAATAAAATTAGACCCTATAATATTGAAAAATTAAAAGTATTAGAAAAAATAAATAATATTTTAAAAATGATTTACAATGAAAATCATAAAAATAATAATCATAATAGTTATAATAATAATTTATTGTTTATTTAGAAAATAAAAAATCTTGACTTAAAATAACTTAAATATGTTTTTTATGAAAAAGAAAAATAAATTTTTTTCAATTAAAATTATATCCAATGGTAATAATTATATAGGAGATAAAGGATATGTAAATTTATCTTTGTTAGAAAACAAACCTATAATTGAAGCAATTAATGAATTCAATAGACATAGAATAAATAATAAAATTTATGATTTTTTTCAGATAAAAAATAATGAAAAAATAAGATTCGATTTAAATAGTAAAATTAAAAATGATATAGTATTATTTATTGATTAAGATTATTGAATAAAAAATTCTTAATTTATTTTATTTTAATAATATAAAAAATATTCATAATATGAATGATGAATGGAATAAAAACAAGATTAAAAATTATACATGTTTTATTACAATTATTTATATTTTATCTCTTTCACGACGAATGAAGGATAAAAAAAAAAAAATTGTATTATATTTGATTTTATCAATATTTTCATTTTATATGCAATTTGAGGAAATGAAACATTCAATTTATATGGACGAAGATACAACATCTAATTTTACTAATTTATATCATCTAAATGAAAATATAAAAATTAATGATGTAAAACAAATATGTAGATCTATCATCAATTTATAATTGATGAATAATTATTCAATTGATCATCAAAAGGATTAAAAATTTTTTTTTTATTTTCGATATTTTGTATATCTAATAGATTATTTTTATTGATTTTGTAATTTTTCTTCGCATAAATAGTATGTTTGTAGCTATCTGCAGGTGATAATGTATTTTTGTTAAACATATATTCAGGATGTTTATTATTTATTACATTTTTTTTTTGTATTGGTAATTTAAATCCTTTTTTCTTTATTTTAACGTTTCGTTTTTCTAAATTTTTTATTAAATAATTTAATTCGGTTTTATCAAATTTATATTGTCTAATAAATTTTTTTTTATCTTTTATTTCGATTCTTTCAACTAAATATTTATTTTCATGATCTTTTATAAAGTCTATATCAAAATATATTTCATCATCTAAGAGTTGCTTATTTCTTGTGTAAATTTTTCTATTTTCCATATATTAAAATTAAATATTTTATTCTTTAAAATTAAATTTACTTTTTAAATCTATGGAAAATAAAACTTAAATATATTATTGAATTCAACTTTATAAACTACTTAAAAAATTTTTAGAAATATAATAAATGACAAATCTAAATTATGATTTCAATAATATAATTCCTAATCTTGATACAAATTTATACAACGATTTTTTTTCTACAAATTTACCAAATTATAATAATTTTAATCAAGAACTCACAAATACATCATTTATTAATCATAATAATCATGTACCTTTTGTTAAAACCTATAAATTATTTAAAAATAATAATAAAATAAATCACTCATTATATATAGAAGAAAAATTTTTCAAAAAAAGATATAATATTCCTTCTATAATAAATTTAACATACTTAAAGGATGTTTTAAATGAACCCGAAAGTAATTATGTAAAGACTCAGATGAGATTTTCAATTAAAGGACAGATCGTGCTTTATTTTCAGAATGCGAAATTATGTCAAAAATTTACTAAAGATATTTCCGAAATTTTATAATTAAAATTATTTTTAATATAAATTATTGTGATTAATTATAAATTTTTTTATATCAATATTATTATATGAATCCTGATGTTTGGGGTCCGCCATGTTGGATATTTTTACACACTGTTAGTTTGAATTATCCCATAAAACCTACTAATCTTGATAAACAACAACATTATATATTCTTTAATAGTCTTAAGACTATATTACCTTGTCAAATATGTCGAGATCACTATAAAGAATTTATTGAAAATCATCCAATAAAACCATATTTAGATACTCAAGATACATTGGTTAATTGGGTTAATGATTTACATAATCATGTGAATGAAACAAATGGAAAGAAACAACTTAGTACCAAAGAAATTAATAAATATTATCATTTTCTTTATGATAACAATATGAAATATAATTGTCAATTTACAGAAGAACAATATAAAAAAGATTCCGATTTAAAATTTAATAATAAATCAAATATCTTTTTAATTATTTTATTTATAATTATTTTTTGTTTTTATATATTTAAATTCTAATCTATTAATAACCATGGTTAAAAAAATTTATGTTAAACAAATTATCTCAGATGAAAAAATGAAATCTATGCAAGGAGACTGGGCAACAAATAAACATATCAAAAATAATAATCTAATAAATTTTGATGCCGATATTTATAAAAAAATTAATGGAAAAGATATTATTATTGCCAAATTCAGAAAAAAAGCACTTAATGAAAATGACTGCAAAATTGCTTGGGAAAATTTTAAAGATGCTGCTAAAGCAAGTCGCGGAAGAGGTCCTGCTGCTGGACACATAGATATTAATAATACCTATTGGAGAAAAAGAACTCCCATCAAAACCGATAAATGGAGCACAAGCTACATTGTTAATGGAAAAATTTCTAAAATGAAAGTAAATAATCAAGTTGCATCCAATGTTGTAGGATATTATGAAGGAACACCATTTATGAAATTACCAGCTAGAATGACCCATTATACTCGGAGTAACTTCGATAAATTTCAAAATGGACTCTCTGTCCTGCAGAAATTGGGGAAAATATACAAAAAACTCACACCAAAGGTTTATAAAAATCAAAATATGAGAGCTGGCAAAAGAAATCATTTGCGTATTCCTGAAACACCATTTTCATCCATTACCGTAAATAGAAATTTTAGAACTGCACTACATACTGATGCAGGTAATTTCAATGGAGGAATGGCTGTCATGACTGCACTTGAAAGAGGTAAATATTCTGGTGGCTATACTGTTTTCCCTCAATATGGTATAGGATTTGATGTTAGACATGGTGACGTCCTCATTATGGAAAATTGTAATACTTGGCATGCAAATACAGAAATAAAAGAATCTAAATCTCAACGAAAATATAATGAAAGTCTAAAAGATATTTTTAATGATAATCCAGAAGTTGGTACCGCTGGTTTAGATAAAAAATATACAAGAATTACTATCGTATGTTATTTAAGAGAAAAACTATTAAATGAACCTAATAAAACAAATAAATATATCTTAAAATATACTCTAAAAAAAAAAAATAAAAAAAAAAATAAAACAAAAAAATTTATAAAATCAAATAAAAATTATGAATACTGATCCAAATTAGATACAATTATTCTATATTTTTTTAAATTTTTATGCTTCTCATATTTTTTAAAGAAATGATTAACTTTTTCACCAAATAATTTAGAATCCCAATTTAATTCTAATAAATCTTCAAAATTAACTATTTTTGCATTTTTTAGTTTTATCTTTTTTTTTATATTAATTTTTAATATATTATTATTTTCAATATTATATTTTATCATCAATTTATATTTTATCATTTCATAAAATATATTATTATCATCCAAATGTTCAATTATTTCATCCTTATTTCGTTTTAAAACCATTATTGGATGATAAGAAAGATTACTAGATCCAATCATTTCACAAATAATAATTTCTTTATTTTTACTGATTATATATTGTATATTTCTTAAATCAATAATTATTTTTTCATCAGATTTTAAGTAATCTTCACAATTAGGATATATAATTTTCTGTGATTTTGATTCATTAAAATATTTATTAAAATATTCTTTATCATTCTCTAATAATTTTATAAAAAAATAATGATGATTTTTATTTTCCAAGAAATCGAAATTAATGTTATCACTATTTTTAAAATCATCATTTCTAATACATCCAAAATTAAAAATATTCATATAATCATGTACATGCATCCAAATTATTGGTTTCTCCAAATATTTACATATTTCTATAGCCACTATATTGTAAGGTAAAAATTTTATAAAACTATTTGAATATTTCCAACATAATATTAAATATATACGATAATCTAATTTATTCTTATTATATTCTCTCCTTTGTAAATGTAAAAATATTGGTGTCATTATAAATGATTGACTAAAAAAAACTTTAAATCTATTTGCATCTAATTAAGAAAAAAAAAAAATTTAAATATAATAAATATTATTTATTGTATAAATATGTATAAATATATCTATTTATATTAATAATGCCAATTAAAATAAAAACTAAAAAAACAAGAAAAAAATTAATTAATAGAAATAATAGAAAAGCCAAAAAAGATTTTGCGAAAGAAAAAACAAAATTAATTAAAAGCTATATACAAAAATATAATAAATATACTGATAAAAAACTTAAAAAAGAATTAGAAGAAATTTTAAAATCTCTTGATGATAAATCAACCATTGATGAAGAAAAAATAAATAATGAATATAAAATTACAGCAATAAAATATATTATTGAAAATAGAGAAATCAAACTTTTAAATAAACAAACTCAAAAAGTAGCTGACCTTGATCAATTCATTTATTATCCCAATTTTCTAGATAATAATTTTACCGAAAAAATTTATAGTAAAAAGGAATTTTATGAAAACAAAATTGTTATTGGTGATAAAGATATAAATAAATTGGCAGAATCTAGATGTAACAAAAAACATTTTAATTTAATGCCAACTCAAATATTTTTAAAAAATTTTATATCCCCAGAAACACCATATAATAGTATTCTCATTTGGCATGGAACTGGCGTAGGCAAAACATGTAGTGCAATAACAATTGCTGAACAATTCAAAGAATATGTAAAACGAGAAAATAAAAAAATGTTTGTTTTACGTTCTCCAAGTATTAAAGAAAATTTTAAAAATCAATTATTTGATATTCATAAAGTAAAAAATTTTGAACCATATACTAGTTTAAGCGAAATCGCCGAAACCGAAATATCACAATGTACTGGTAATAATTATTTAAAAGAAATTAATGATTCTATTATTGAAAATAAAGACTTTTTGAATAAAAAAGTTAATAAAGCAATCAATACTCACTATACTTTTATGGGCTATGATCAATTCGCAAATTTTGTAGAAAAATTAGAAAATTCGGCAGTAATCGGGAATCTTGATGAAAACCAGAAATATTTATTGCAAAAAGAAATCAGAAAAAAATATTTCTCTGATACAGTGCTAATTATTGATGAAGCTCATCATATTAGAATTTCTGATTCAAATAATACCAATAAAATCGCTCCCCCAGTCATTGAAAGAGTTATACGTGATTCCGAAAATATGATACTCGTTCTTCTTACTGCAACACCAATGTATAATAGTCCTCGTGAAATCATTTGGATTTTAAATTTATTATTACAAAACGATAATAGACCTAAAATATACGAAAATGATATATTTGATTCTAATGATAATATTTTAAAATCATCCAAAGAAAAATTACAAGGTCTCGAACTTTTAAGAGCAAAAGCTGAAGGATATATTTCATACTTACGTGGCGAGAATCCATATTCCTTTCCATTTAGATTGTATCCTAATATTAATAATGATAAATCAGTTATCCAGAATAGAAATATACCTACTGAGACTATGAATGGTAATTTATTAGAAGACATTCAAAAATTAAAATATTTAAAATTAATAGGATGTGAGATGAAAAATTATCAATTTGAATCCTATCTTAAACTAGTTGAACCATTATTGAATGTAAAAAAAAAAAAAAGAAAAACTAGCGATATATCCTCAGATAGTGACATTGATGATATTATTAATAAAAAAGGATTCTCAGCTTTAGAAAAAGGTATACAAGCATCTAATATCATTTTCCCAGATAATGGTGATACAAAAAATATATATTACGGAAAAAAAGGTTTAGAAAATGCATTCGAAATTACACACGAAAGAAATATAAACAAATATAAATATAAATCTAATATAATCAAAAAATATGGAAACTTCTTAATATGTCCAAAAGAAGATTCTCATGATTTAAAATATACTTTAAATGATTTTTCTTCAAAAATAGATAAAATCATGAAATATGTATACAATTCACAAGGAATAGTTTATATATATTCACAACATATCACAAGTGGTATATTACCTATTGCATTAGCATTAGAACAAAATGGATACAAAAAATATGGTAAAAATCAGCTATTAGATGCCAAAAAATCTGAACCAATATCATTTGAAGGTAAAAAAAAGAGCGAATACAAAGATTTAAAAGATTTTAAACAAGGGAATTACATTATTATTACAGGCAGTGATGATATTACTCAGAATAATGATTATGAATTAAATATTCTAAATAGCTTATCTAATAAAAATGGTGAAAATATTAAAATAGTACTAGGCTCACCTGCATCTGGTGAAGGTATTGATATGAAGAGAATACGGGAAATACATATTCTAGATCCATGGCATCATCTTAATCGTCTAGAACAAGTAATAGGAAGAGGAATACGTAATTGTTCTCATATAGATTTAGATCTTAAATTTAGAAATTGCACTATATATTTACATTGTGCTATTAGTTGCAAAAAACATGAATTTGAACCATGGGAAAATAGAGAAACTGTTGATCTCAGAGTTTATCGAAAAGCAGAACTTAAATCAATCAAAATGGGAGAAATTGAAAATGAACTCAAAAAAATATCAATTGATTGTTCTTTAAATAGACAAGGAAACATATTTTTGGAAAAAGATTGGGGTCAAATTATTCCCATTGTCACATCACAAAAAATTAAAGCCAAATATACTATTGGTGATAAACCCTATTCAAGTTTATGTAATTTTAAAAAAAATTGTGATTACATTTGCAATCCAAATCTAAAACAAAATTTAAGTAAAAGTGAAATAGATACAGATACATATAATCTTAATTTTGCGAAACCAAATATTTTAATCGTTCTAAAAATGATTAAATCTATGTTTAAAAATGATTTCATTTTTGAATTGAGAGATATCAAAAATTATATACATGAAAATAAAGAAAATGTAGAGGATATGTATATTTATAATGCATTAGACATATTAATTTCAGATATAGATCAAAAAGTAATCGATAAATTTGGAAATGAAGGAAATATTATATATAAAGGAGGGTTTTATATTTTCCAACCGGTTCATTTCAATGAACAATATGATAATAAAATTCCTATGTATTGGAGGAATAAACCTTTACCCAGTGTACAAAAACATATATCACTTCTTAAAAATCAATATTATAGAGAAATATCCAATCTTAAAAAAACAAAGAAAAAAACTATGAAAACGGATAGATTGACTGGTGAACAGATATTTGCCAGACATAAAGAAAATTTGCTTCAAAAGATCCCAATATTGGAAAATGATGATTTTTTAAAAACTATAGGCAAAAATTATTTATATTTGATTTATTGTGATTATCTCATTGATAGAATGAATTATAATGAACTAAAAATTTTTTTATCATATATAGTAAAAATTTTGAATCATAAAAAAAAAGAGAATCTAAATTATTTTGAGAAATTAGTCATACAATCACTAAAAAATTATTTTTTCAAAGATAAGAAAAAAAAAATAAACCATGGATTCCGTATTATTAATAATGATAAACTGGAATATTGGCTAGAATATCCGGATGGTAAAATCAAAAAATCTGATCAACAATCAGGAAATAAATTAATTCATAAAGAAGGTATTGAAAATAGTTATCATGGATATATGTCATATCTTTCAAAAAAAAAAAATAAACAAATCGAGGTAAAAATTGTAAATCAAGATTCTAGAAATTCAACTGGAGCAGTATGTAAAGAAATTACTCCTAAAGGAATAATTGGAAAAATTATTAATGAATTTACAAAAGAAAAGCATTTTATTAAATGGGAAAAAAACGGATTTATTAATAATGGAAAAAAAGTAACAAAAATAAAAGACGATTTATGTCAATATTTGGAACTTTTATTAAGATATAGTCAATTGATAGAAGATGTCAAAAAAACACATAAAAAAATATATTTTTATAGAACATATGAAAAATAAAAATTAAATTATGTAATTTAAACAAATTTACTTAAAAATTTGAAAATAAATATAGAAATATTATAACAAATGGATCAAATTTATTGCTCAAATATTTTAAATGAAAAAGTTGGATTAACTCCATCTGATTTAAAAAAAAAAAAAGATGAACTAAATCACGAAAATATTGATAAAATTTTAGAAGATAAATTAAAAAAGAATATCGAAGGCAAATGTATTAAACAAGGATATGTAAAAAAAGGAAGTCTAAAAATTATTAATAGAAGCATAGGAATCATACAAGATGGTCATTTTTCTGGAGATATTGTATTTAAAGTTAAATTTATGGTTAATGTATGTAATCCACCTGTAGGACAGATAATTAATTGTATTGCTCATAGCATTAATAAAATGGGAATCCTTGCTGGAATAGGTAATGATCCAGATACATCTCCTCTTCTTGTTCTTATCGCAAGACATCATCACGCAGATATTGATAAATTTAAAAAAGTTAAAAAAGGAGATTCATTATCTGTTGATATAATTGGAAAGAAATTTGAATTAAATGATACTAAAATTCATGTAGTTGCCGAACTAATTAATATTAATGATAAAATCCCAAAAAAAAAGAAATTTATTATAAAAAAGAAATATAATGGAGGCGATTCAGAACTAACGATATCTGATATTCAACTTAAAAATGATATTATTAGAGCTATTGATATTCATGTAAATAATCCAAATGAATATATAGAAAATCAAGATATTAATAATATTATCCAAAATATTGATAAAACAAAATGGAATACATTGGAAAATGATGATAAATATAATTTAATCGGTGATCTAATTGATAATAAAAATGATTATGATGATGATAATGAAATTAAAGAAATAAATCCTATTTGTGATGATGATTCAAGTCTCTTAGAAATTTAAATTAAATATAAAGATTTATGATCTACAATATCTTTAATTATCAATGACTCAATAGTTTGGAGTTTTTGTAAAATAATATGATTTTGTGATAATTCACATACGTCATTTAATTCTTTTATTATATTTTCTACTTTTTTTATATTTTTAATAAAATTACCTTCAAATATATTATTTCTTTCCATTATCTCAGATAATGATTTATTTTCACACCAATACTCCACCATTTCGACACTTTGTAATGAAATTTTAGGTTTATAATAAATATTATATTTTTGACTATCATTTAAAATTTTTTCATGAATTGTTTGTATTTTTTTTAGTGTATCTTTTACATCTCTACTTACATCTAGATCTTCAATAAAATAATCATTTTCTTTATCAAATGATTCACAAAATATAGATAAAATTACTAAAATATCTTTTTTAATTAAATTATCTAATAATTTTTTATCTAATATTTCTGTCATCAATATTTCATTTGCTTCATTGAATTCAGAACAAATAATTCCTTTTAGAGTTATATCTTTATTTTCAATGTTCTGAATATTTAATTCTTCCCGATCGTTAATAAATTTATATTCTTTTAAAAACTCTAAAATCTTATTTAACTCATCAATCTCACTTAAATCAAGATTCCTTAAATCTAATTTTAATTTATTATATTCGTCACTTAAATCATCTATTCCATTTAATATTCCATCAATTCTATTACCTAGTTTTAAATCTTCAAATTCTTGTTTTGTTTTTAGAAAAATCTTATAAAATTTTTTTTTCTGATTTTTCTTTAAATTTTTTAAATTATTTGATTGCGATCTGTATAGTTTTACTAAACTAATATTATCATCTTTAAATAATTTAAGTTCGTTATTTTTTTTTTCTAGAATCTTTTCAATTTCTAACATTCTCGATTTCAAAGATTCCATTAAAATTTCACTCTCTTTATTCATTAATGAAGCTTTTATTGTATTCATTATATTTAGTTCATCGGACTTTAATGTTTTTAAAACTAATGGAATGTTTATTAAAAACTTAGAACTGAGTATTTCTGGTTTATTAATAACTATTGATTTCATATTATGAATAGTTTCCATTTCACGAATCGGATAATATATTACAATACCTTCTTTATCTAAGCCTCTCCTTCCCGCTCTACCACTCATTTGAGTATATTCATGTGAATATAAATTCCTTAATCCAGAATAATTATCATATTTATTTAAATTTGTATATATAACACATTTTGCAGGCATATTTACTCCTACTGCAAATGTTTCTGTTGCAAATAGAACTTTTATTAATGGTTCTGGTCTATTATCACTATTCTTATTTCCAAATAATATTTCTACAATTTCTTTCAAAGGTGGTAATAAACCTGAATGATGAATTCCAATACCTTTCATAACCATATTTTTTACAAATGCTATTTGATTTAAATTATCTTCGGTTTCAATTAATTTATGTACATACATATCAAATAGTTTTTCTATTTTCTTACGTTCCAAATGATCCACAAGATTTTCTGTAATACTTTTAGCATTAATCTCACACATCTTTCTTGAAAATGTAAAAACAATTGATGGTACCAAACCTTTTATTTTCAATGTTTTTACCAATTCATTAATACTATGTTTGGGATTCATCTTTCCTTTTTTTTTCATATTTATTTTGTAATCTTGATAACCATTTACATAATTTTCTGACATAAAAGTATTATTTTTTGAATTGATATAATTTATTAGTTTAGCCTCTCCTGGTATAAGTAAATAATGTTTTAAAGGAACTGGACGAAATGGTGTTGAAATACAAATCGTTTTTCTTTCTCTTATCTTTTGGATCCAATTCGCAAAATCATTTGCTCTACTAATAGTAGCAGATAATAAAATTAATATTACATGTTTTGGTAATAAAATTAAACATTCCTCCCAAACATGTCCTCTTTCTTTATCATTAAAATAATGAACTTCATCAAATACAACATATTTTAGATCTTTCATAATTTCATTATTTTTGTATAAAGAATTTCTTAATATTTCCGTAGTCATAACGATACATTGAGCATCTGGATTGATTTTATTATCTCCTGTCATAATCCCAAAATCCTCAATTTCCATATTATAACGTTTATGATTTAATTTAAAATCATTAAATTTTTGATTAGATAATGTTTTAATTGGTGATGTGTAAATAATTTTTTTATTATCTCTAGATGCGCATGCTGTTGCATATTCTGCAAATGTACTTTTTCCAGCTCCAGTATGAGCTATAATTAAAACATTATTGTTATTTTCAATTTCTTTTATTCCTTTTTTTTGAAAATCATCTAATTCATAGCTGAATTCCATCGCTGGAGCAAAGTCTTCTTTAATTTTATTCATAATTATTTTATTTAATGATTTCAAATAATATTAATTTCAATTTTATACAAAAAAAAAATTTATAAAAATAAATTTCTTTGAGAAATCAATCGATAATTATAATTCAATTCTTTATGAGGCATTAAATAAAATTCATCCTTCATTTTATTTTTATTATGCATACTAGCCAAAGATTTAAGATTATAATGTCCTAATTTTAGTTTGTAAGATAAATAATTAAAAATAATTTGATCTCTATTTATATTATATTTAATCATAATCTCTCTCATTTTATCACCTAATATTTCTAATTTATCATTATATTTGTGATTATGGATTTTTAAACCAGTCTGACATAGTCCCATATTTATTGGATAGCCAATATTAAAATATAAGTTTTCATACCATTTTGTTAAACCCGATAAATTTTCTTTTATCATTCCACGTTTAATTCTACTCTTCACAGCAACCATTTCTTGATAAATACAATTTCTTGATGGATGATTGGTAAGATACAATATATTATCTTTTGGTAAATTCAATATAAATTTATTTAAATCTACATTTATAATTATATTTGCATCAACCCATATACTCCAATCTATTTCTTTATTAAAAAAAAATGTTGGACTCCATTTTATAAATCTCGCCAAACGTATTTTATCTTTTATAGAATCCAATTGTTTAAATAATTTTACATTAACAATTTTCCAAACATTATCCCTATAAGTATTTAATAAAATAGGACTATCTGTAAAACATATATATATCCAATCCTTGTTTATAATTTTTGGAGTATTAAGACAATCATAATTTCCTATAATTGCTGTATATATTATCTTCTTCATGTATCTAAATTATGGAAAATATTTAAAAATATAAAACGTAAAACAAAATATTTTATCTAAAATTTTTAATCATATTTTCTTTTTTCTTTCTTAAATTATCTAATTTGATGACATATTTTTTAATTTCATTATCAATAATATTTTCATCATTCACTACTCTTACTATTAATCTATTATTTTCATCTAAATTTGCATTACAAGGAATATTATCTATATAAAATATTTCTTCTAGATTCTTATCATTATTATTTTTTGACGTTTTTATTATTTCTGAGTTTTCAAAACATTCATTACAAATAATATAAGGTGACCATTTGGTAATTTCCAAATCATTACCACATAGTGGACATCTTGATTTTTCATTATCTTTGTTGATTTCAATTAAATTCATTACTTTTCATTAATATTTTTTAAATATTTTTGATACATACTAAAAAATATTAATTATTAATTAATTGAATTTAAAGTTTTCTGGAAATAATATTGTAAAATATACAATTTTTCATGATTATTTTTACATAATTTATCAATTATATGAATGATTCCCAAATAACTATTAGGATGATTTATATTAATTCTATCTATTTCCCCGACATAAGTTGACTTATCATTTAATTTATCAGAATTATTAATGTTGGAAAATTTGTTAATGATGGTTTGCTTTTCTCTTTCCCAAATTTCTGGACATATTTTTGATCCTATATTTTTACATATCCATAATGCTTCTTTGTTACTTTTAGGAATATTTACATCAATGATTAATTTCAACTTTTCAAGTAAATCATTATTCATATTATATTCTTAATTTTTTTTTTTTTTTAATCTATATTTTATTTCAATTTTTAAATAAATATCTACAATTATAATACTGATATTATGATAGAGCTAATAAATCAAAGGCATGATGAATTAAAAAATCATAAATATTATTTCACTATTAGATACATTGCTTGTCTTGTTATCCTACTTATTTTCTGGTTATGTGTTTTATATTTATTAAAATGTTCTAAATTTAAAATAAATTTACCATCCATATTTGTTCCATATTTATCATATGGATATATGTTTAGCTATTCAGTTACTGCAGGATTATTGGTTTACGGAGGGATAGATCAATTGAATGATTTTAATTACGACTTTTTCCAAACTTCTACACTATCTGGATTGGCTACAGTATCATTAATTTTATGGTTCAGTTTAATTTATTCAACAATTTTTAAGCAATTTTTATCAATATTATTTAATGTTAAAATAAAGATAGATCCTATAATTAATATTATTGCATTTGGTCTAGGAAAAATATTTATTGTTTCTAGTTTATATTTAATTACAGTTAAAAGAAGATTAAATAAAGGTTTGAAACCTAAGGATTTGGGATATTCATCAACTAAAAAAAACGCGAAAAGATCCACATTGTCAGAATCCGAGTTATATGATATGTATTCTTAAATTATTCATTAAATTAAATATAGTCCTCTATAGTATTTAAATCAAATTCACTGGTTATAATATCTAAATCATTTTTCATTTTTTTTTTTCTTTTTGTTTTTCTTTTACTAAAAAAATGTTGAATACACGAAAAGCATTTATTAAAAATTTTTAAATTTTGGAACCATTGATATTCATTTTTTGTATTCTTTTTTTTTTTTTCCTCTATTTTCTTATTTTCTCTATTTGATAATCTAAATGTTAAATTGTTTGGCTCAAAAATATTGTTTTTTTCCATTAGTTTGTTATAATATTTAAATATGAAAATTTTAATATTAAAAAAAAAAAAAGTAATTATTTTTAATTTAGAATTTCTAATGAATATTATATAAAGATATGAAATCTAAATTTATAGTTATTTCAGTTATAATTATTTTAATAATTATAATATTTATATATTTTTTTAAAAATCTAGAGAATAGGAATGAGTTAATGATGAATTATTCTCAAAACAATGATAAGTATATTACTCTCGTATCCGATGGTGAAGTATTTGATGATGTGGAAGTTGTTTATAAAAAAAGAGATGGGGATATTAAAAATATAAGTAATTTAAAACCAAAAAGAAAAAAAAGATATGTAAAGAAATTTATTAGAAGGAAATTAGAAAAAATGCCTCCACATCTTATTGATTTAAATAAATATAATAATAAATATTATAATTATACTTCTTATATGAAAAATAGGTCTTATAATAATTTGGATGATAATTCAACTAATTATCAGAATACAATAGAGGAAGAAATTTAGTTTTTCTGAATTTCTAATAAATTGGAATTATCATTATCAATCAAATCAATAATTTTTTCATTATCTTTATTAAGTAGACTAATTATAATTTTATTTTTAAAATGATCTGCTCCTAATCTAGATGAAATCAAAATATTCAATTTTTGATATAATTTATATTTAATTAATGTTTGAGAATCACTTATTCTTTTAATAATGATTTCGTTAGAATCGGATATTATTTCTATAATTTTATTTAATTTAAAATTAAGAATATAAATATCAAAAGATAAATGATATTCATCTAAAAATAAATAAATTTTATTGGTTATGGAATTAATTTTATAAATATAAGCACTTGTTAATTTATTTTGTAAATTTTCTTCAATCAGTTTAATTTTATTTGTATCTCTTGATAATTTTTTAATTCTTTTATTTATATTATTTAGATTATCACATAATATATTATAATTAGTCAAAGTATTAGGTGATGCATTATTAAGTAATATATGTGTTAATATTCTATGAACAATTATATCTACATATCTTCTTATTGGTGATGTAAAATGAGTGTAAAATTTACAATTTAGACCATAATGACTAATTTCATCATATATTAATAAATGGGATGATTTATAATTAGCAGATTGAGAATTTATATGGTTCAAAAAATCGTTTAAATGATTACATTTAGAAATGATTGGATGTATTGATTTATTTTCTCCAATCTTATTATGAGTTCTTAGGATAAGATTATTGCGATTAAACTTATATAATTTTTCTCCAATTATTTTATTGGTTAATACCATTAGAATTTCGATCATTTTATGAGAATCAAAATTTATGTTATGTGATTCATAATTTTTATTATAGAGATGTTTGGTAATTTCATAGATTTTTTTAATATCATCCTGTATTTTATGATTTTTATTATGATGAATAATATCCTCACATTCATCATAATTTAGACTATAATTATTTATAATAATAGATCGATGAATATCATATTTTATAATATTTTTATTTTCATCAATATATATTTCTGTAGAAATACAATATCGTTTTTTACCTTGTAATAAGGAAAGAATATTTTCTGAAAGTTGTGTAGGTAACATATGAATATTTTTATTTGGTAAATATATAGTGGTTAATCTTTTTTTAGCTTCTAGATCCAATTCCGAATTTTCTGTAATATATGAAGATACATCAGATATATGAATTACAACTTTATATATTTTATTATGATGTTCTATATGAATTGCATCATCTTTATCTAGACAGCCGATGGGATCTACAGAAAAAATATTGTGATTAAAATATTCTTTTCTATTTATATTGGATGGTGATGGTAATTTATCTAAGAGATTTTGTATAGTTTTATTTTTATAATCTTTTTGGACTAGTTGATATTTATATAATAGATGTTGATATTCATTAGTGCTGATCCCAATATTTCCAATAATTTTTTCGCACATACCAATGGGATATTTTTGATTTATTTTCCATTCTTTAAATTTTACAAAAGCATAAACATTGACTTTATCTACATTTTTAAAATTGGAAGGGACTAAAAAATATGGATATTTGGAATCACAAGGTTTAAATAAATAGATTGGAACATTTTTTTTGGTTTTTCCATAATTAATTTTTTCATTAACGCATAAGATCCCAGAGATATATAAATTATTATTTAAGGAAAGTTGATTAATAATTTTTCCAGATCCTAAAATATTAAATTTGAGATTTAAATTTTTGAAAAATTTTTGTTTTGAAGGTGGTAAATCATTCGCTAAAAGTTCTATAATAACTAAATTATTATGAAAACATCGATTTACATATGTTGAATTTAGTATTACGATAATTGTTTTTTTATCTTTATTTAGATAAGTATTTTCGCAGACTTTGGATTCCGCATTGCTTAAATGTAAACAATTTATTGGTGACTCATTATTGTAGTCGGAACGTTCCGAGTTGGGCGTTTGTGCGCCTATGCCAACTTCGTTGGCATTAGGTGTTTTATGTCCAAATGTCGATCTTCGATCGGTGTAGGAATACTCAGATAGGTCGTTCGCCCAATCATCATTTAAAATTACATATGAAATATTATGATTTATTATTTTCAAGATACCTGAATATGAATGAATTTTATTTTTTTTTTCGTAATCGTGATAATATTTCATAAATATTGAATATAAATTTATTATATATAGGAATCAATTTTTTTATTTTATTTTTTATTATTGATTAAGATTCATAATTGATAGAGAAATATACAATAAAGTTACCAAATTTTTGTGAATTTTTTATTGGCATACCTTTATTTTTGAATATTATTTTATAATTATTTTTTTTAATTTTATCAAAATATAATTTATATTTAATAATTTCTTTGTTAATGGTTTGTATAGTTATGATTTCTTCATTTAGTATAGCGCTTAAATTTAATTTTCTATGATAAATAATATCATTATTGGATCTTTCGAAACGAGGATGTTTTTTAATTTTAAGTATTAAGATTAGATCATCATAATTTTGATTATTATCAAAATTTCCATGATTATCAAATATAAACTTGACTCCAGATTTATATCCTGGTTTAATATTAAAATGAATAATATTTGATTCTTTTTTATTATATTTATTGATACGAGTAATTTGGATAGATTTTTGTGAACCATAATAGCAATCTTCGAGATCAACGAGTAGATTTCGAAAAATTTTATTTTTATGTTTTTTATGAAATGTTTTAATATTTTGGTCAAAAAATTTAAAGAAATTATGTTTTACGGTTTCTCCTTGAAAGTTATCTTGGAACATATTTTTAAAAAAATCAAAATTGTTGGATGACATATAATCGTTATTACCATAAAAATCATAATGTTTTCTTTTTTGTGGATCACTTAAAATTTTGTATGCATAAGAAATTTCTTTAAATTTTTTATTTGCTTCATCTTGATCATTAATATTTCGATCTGGATGCCATTTCATAGCTAATTTTTTATATTTTTTTTTTATTTCAATTTGTGATGATGATCTATTTATACCAAGAATACTATATAAATCACTATTCATATAATTAATTTATAATATATATTTTTATTTTAAATAAAATGTTATTTTTTTAAAAATAAAGATGCGTTTATTTTCAAATTATTTAAAGACATCTTTATAGATTAAAATATAAAATGGAATATAACGTCACTAAATATGATGAGAATCTTGAGGAAAAAGAAAATTTAGTATTGGAGGTTAAGACTGTGCAATCATCTGCATTTAGAATTTTGATTGAAGCAAAAAAAGAAATATTGACTGATGCTAATTTACAATTTGATGAAAGTGGGATAAAGGTGATTGCGATGGATGCATCGCATACTGTTTTGGTTCATCTTAAATTAGAGGCAAAAAATTTTGAATCGTACTATTGTCCAAAAAAAATGATTTTGGGAGTAAATATGCTTAATTTTTTCAAATTAATAAAAACAATGAGTAATAATGATACATTAACATTATATGTTGAGAGCGAAGATACAAATCATTTGGGTATTAAGATTGAAAATGGTGAAAAAAATACAGTTACGACATATAAATTAAATTTAATGGATCTGAATGATGAGAATATTGAAATCCCACCTGCAACATTTGCATCTGTAATAACAATGCCATCTCCGGATTTTCAAAAGATTTGCAGAGATATGTATAATTTAGCAGATACGATAGAAATTAAAAGTTATGGAAATACATTACATTTTGCATGTAAGGGTGATTTTGCTCAGCAAGAAACAATTATTGGTGAGAGTTCATCAAATGGAATGTCATTTTTAAAAAAATCGGATAGTGAAGAAGAAATTGTGCAAGGCATTTTTGCATTAAAACATTTAGTATTATTTACAAAATGTACAAATCTATGTAATTCTATTGAGATGTATTTAAAAAATGATTATCCGTTAATAATACAATATAGTGTAGCTAGTTTAGGTAATATTAAACTTTGTTTAGCTCCTCAAGTTAATAATGATAATTTTTAAAATTGATTTTTTTTAAATCTTCTAATTTTATAATCGAGCCAAAAAGGACTAGGATTATTTGGAGCTCTATCAATTTTGGATTTATAAATATTTTGTGAGAATGAAACTTTTTTTGGTTTAAGATTATTCGTGATAGAATAGTTATTTTGTTTTAATATACCATTGGAGATATAATTTTTATTTATTGTTTTAGGAATAATATTTTTATTTTTTGGTAACTTTTCTTGGTAATGAATAATTTTTTTTTTTTTTGCTGGATTATAAATAGTATTCAAAATTGTTTTTTTTTTTAATTGATTAAAAAATATGATTAAAAGGAAAAGAAAAAATATTATAGAAATAAATTTGGGTTCCATATATTAATAATAACTATATATTTTTTTTTTTTTTTTTTTTAAATACGTTGTTTTCAAATTTTATAAAAAAATTAATTAATTATTTAAAGAATTGATTTTAATTATATAAAGGATGTTGAAATCAGAAGAATTTGAAAATGATGAAGAATCAAATATAGCGGATTTAAAAACATTAAAAAAATTAATAATAAATTTACATAAAAATGAACATATAGAGATTTTTAAAATTATAAAAGAAGATACAGATAAATATACAGAAAATAGAAATGGAATTTTTATAAATATGTCAAAATTGAAATTATCAACTATACAAAAGATAAGAAATTTTGTTGATTTCTGTATTGAAAATAAAAAAAATTTAAAAGACAACGTCCAAAAAATGGAAACTATTAAAAATTTAGTAACAGATAAAAATGATAATATTTTTTTATCCGAAGAAGAAAGTATAGAAAGTACTGATTCAGAAAGTAAAGAAAATGAAAAATTCGAATATCAAAAAAATCAAAAAGAAATTATTTTAAATGAAATAGATGATAAATTATTAAAGGATAGTATTGATTTTAAAATCAAAGACAAAATTTTAAATAAAAAAAAAAAATTATCGGGAGTAAAAGGAAGAATAATCAAGAAATGTCGTGATTCTTGTACCAATATTAATCAGACTAAACATAATATTTAAAAATTAATAAAAATTTGAAAAGAATATAAAAACATAATCAATAACTAATTAATGGCATTTGATCCAAAATTATTGAAACAATTTGTACAAAATAAACCATTTCAAACTATTAATTTAAATGTAAATCATAAGTTTGAACAAAAAATTATACATTATCATGATAAAAAAAAAACAAAAAATAATTATTTAGAATCTATTTTTAATAAAAATAATGAAATCTCAAATACAATTGATGATGATATTAAAATTAAAAATATTGATTCTGGATATAGAAATCATCCTGATGAAAATATAAAAATTAATTATGATACAAAAATAATAAAGGAATTTGAAAATATTTTAGGAAAAGATAAATATAAATATCAAACAGAATGTAAAGATAGTTACATTGAATCACTCTTAGCAATAGTAGATCCACAAATATGTATTATGACAAAATTATGTAAAATAAATATGATAAAAGAATTTAAAAATAAAATCGGTTTAGGAATAGATGAGAATTTTAAAATACTAAATTATAAAAAAAATAATAAAAAGAAATCAAATATTCAAGATATTTTGCTAAACGAAAAAAAGATTCTTGATGACGATACAAAAAAATATATTTTGGATATTTTGAATATTCATGCTTTAATTATTAATTCTAATAGAGAATATTTAACTTTAAATGATTATGATGATAAAAAAAGATTAGCTATCTTATTTCAAAATAAAAATAATTATTATCCTATTTTATCACAAAATAATTCCTTTATATCTATTATTGAATATAATAATATCAAAAAAGATTTTTCTCATCGCTCTATTTTTGTAAAAGGAATGGATCTAAAAAAAGAAGATTTATCAAGTGTTACAGTTAGAAAAATGAAAATAAAAGAATTACAAGAATTAGCATTAAAAATGAATATTTCTATTTATCATAGCTCTGAAAAAAAAAAAAAAAAATTAAAAAATATATTTTAATTAAATATTATAAAAAAAAAATAAAAATAATTATTTTTTTTTTTTTTTTTTTATAAAAAATAAAAAAAAAA